TTGAATCAACAGAGCGAGGCCACGTTATTAAAATTCTTACTGAAACAGGACTCCACACATATAATTGTAAATGGAAAGACTACAAAAGAACAAAGCCTATTACCAAAAAAGAAACCTAGATAATACCTAGATCTCTAAGTTCTTGCGGTGGTCGTTGTGGACTACACATTGGGCAGTCTACTTTTATCTTTTGTGTTTCTGTTGTGTCTTTCCAAACCCAAACTTCTCTTCTATCGTAACATCTTAGACAGCTAGGTCTTTTTTGTATAAATTTTTCTTCTGCCATTTCTTTTCTTGCCTCCCTAAATAATTTTAACATAGCTCTGTAAGCTGTGCCACTATTATATTCGTCATTCATCTTTTGCTTCACCCCAACTTTTGCCTAAAGCTACGTCTACCTTAAAAGGCACTTTAAGATTTTCAATACAGCTTTCCATTTTATTTTTTATCATTTCAATATCTTTATCTTCTCCAATGCTAAAACATAGTTCATCGTGTATTTGTAATAAAGGTAAATGACCTGCTTTATAACAATCTATCATAGCTTGTTTAGCTTGATCCGCTGCAGATCCTTGTATCAATCTGTTTAATGCCTTGTAAGTAAAAGCTCTTCTAATATTATTACCATAATTAGCTTTAGCTTCATTATAATCCATAGCTTGATTCATACCAAAGGTAGCTGGTTCCCATTTGTCGAATCTACATTTTCGACCTTTTATAGTTCTAATGAAACCAAATTTACTCGCTGATTGGGTTACTGCACTAGCTAATTTTTTAACAAAAGGCACTCTTGAATTATATTTATTTAAAAGTATTTCTGCTTTATCTTTATCAATACCAAGTTCTTTTGATAACTTAGCTTTACCCATTCCATAGAATAAACCTAAGTTTATCGTCTTAGCTTGCGTTCTAGAAATGCCTGCCATATCAGCTACAATTTGATGAAAGTCTGCTGATTCATCTGCATAAGCTTGAATAAACTCGTCAGATCCATCTAAACGTTCTCCAATGGATGCAGAGTAATGAGCGACTAAACGTGGTTCTTGTTGTGAATAATCAAACGAACCCCATTGTCTGCCATCTTCAGGAAGAAATAGAGACCTTATTTTGTTACCATATTCTTTGTTTCTTGCAGGTATTTGTTGAAGATTGGGATTTGCATAAGATAATCGGCCTGACACAGTTCCACCTTGATCTGATCGTAATTGATTTATTTCTGCATGTATTCTGCCCTTATGTACGTATCTTTGAATAGAATCAATAAATGTAGAGTGAAACTTATTAATCTCTCTGGCTTCTCTAACTAAACCTGCTATGGGGTGTTCACAGTTTTGTAACCAGTTGGTTGTAAAGGACGGTTCATTAGATTTTGAAGTTCTAGGATACTCTACTCCTAATCTGTCAAAAACTTGTGCTACGCTTCTTGCTGCCCAAATATCTACATCTAAAGTAGTTTCTTTTTTTATCTTATACAGCACATCCTTTTCTTTTTTTCTAAATTCTTTTTTGAGTAATGCTGCTTTACTCTCATCAACCCTTATTCCTGTTTGTCTCATTTTAATTAAAATAGGAAGCAGCTCCATTTCCATCTCCCAAACATCATTAATAGATTGTTGTTGTATTTCAGATTTGAATCTTTGCCAAAGTTTTAATGTTAATGCTGCGTCTTGTTCTGCGTAGAAGCCAACATAACCTGCAGGCATTTTCCACAGATCTTGTTTAGGATCTATACCCCATTCTTTAGCTTTCTCCTTTAAAAATGTTTCGTTCTTAATCTCACCTAAATAATCTTTTGCACATGCATTGAGAGAGAAGCTCCACCTGTTTTCATCAATCAGAGCTGCAGCTACCATGGTATCAACTATCTTACCATTTACTTCGAAGCCATTTGCTAGCAACCAACCAACATCATAAGAAGCATTATGAAATATTTTTGTGCTAGGTCTTTTTAATAAATCTACCATAAATGCAGTAGTCACGGCTAAATCCATGTTACCACCAGCATCGTGTTGTATAGGAAAATACCATTGTTGGCCTAATGCAGCTACAGCAAATCCAACAATACCACCATCAAAAGTTGCCCAACCTGAACCCTTTGTTTTAAGATTTGGATCCTTTGTTTCTAAATCTATTGCAACCTCATTAGCATTTCTCAAATCGGGATACTCTGATGGAGCAACCCAATCGCTATCATTGTATATAAAATTTAATTGATGACTCATGAATCTTGCATTTGGGCTATCATTTGTGCCCACTCTTCTTCTTTTGCATGTGAATCATCAGGAAGCTCTACCTTCTTTTCTTTTTTCTTCATAAAATCTATCTCCATTTCACAATAATGAATTATTTTTTCTAAATCTTGTATACCGCCTTTGTTTTTGTATCTACACGTATATCTTATTACATTGGCTTGAAACGGATTTAGATCATTTTCTTGAATAAACGTCCAGGGTTCGATGGCAAAAGATTTATAGTGAGATCCACCAATTTGTTTTTTAGGCATAGTTACTTTTATACAATTTGTAATATTTACTCAAGGGAAAATGGTATTTATGATACGTACCGAGCAAATGTAAAGTGTTTATGCTTCTAGTAACACCTGTATACCAAACTCTTAATTCTTTAACTCTTTCCTCTAAGTTTTTTCTATCATAATGTGAGGGAAAATTACATTTAGCTGATATTACAACATTATCTGCTTCTCCACCTTTTACTTGGTGTATGGTATCTATAATAATTCTAGCTTTATCGTCTAAATTAATCTCACTTTTTAGAAGCTTTCTAAAATATATTTTTTCTTTATCTTTAAATTTTCTTTGAAATGCATCAAGCCAAGATTGTTTTTCTTCTACCATACCACCTTGTAAATGTAATTGTTCAAAGTTAAATACTTGATTAGGGTGAGCAAAGCTCCACTTTTTACTGTCCGATGACCGGTAGCCGTGATCTATGTTTAATAAATATGTATACATATTGCAGGCATCTTCTCTCGTTATAGATCCACCATCACATATAGACTCCCAATCTTGGATAGCCTTCCATTGATTAATATCAAATGATTTGTTTCCACGCATATCTTGAAAATATAAACCTAGTTTTCTAGCCTCATCTTGCAATTCTTTTTTCACATCGTTAATTCTTGAAAGGACCATCCAAGAACCCTGTATCTCCCAAGGTATTTTTTTTAAGGTGCTCCATTTATAAATCTCACCGTCAGTTCCATTCGAAGTAAATTCTTTTTTTATCCGGTGTCCTTCCATACCATTTAAAATACATTTAGAAAAAAAATGCACTTTCTTATTTAATCTACGTGATTCTTTTAATATCTTTACCTTACCAGGGAACGTTTGAAAAAATAAAACATCAGCTCCATTCCATTCATAAATAGCTTGATCATCATCACCTGCTATGTAAACTTTATTAGAGTTTAAAGCTAATTTTACTACCATGTCCCATTGTAAAGGAGTAAGATCCTGAGCTTCATCCACCATCAAAACCTTAAACGGTAAGGCTAAACCTGATTCGATATACTTCTGCACCATATCCGTAAAATCTAATCTGTCATTTTTAAACTCACCTGGATTTGCTTCGTAAGTTTTATATTGTTCGTAACCTGCAATGATTGATTTAAATTGTTGTAGTCTAACTTTTTTTCTTGGTTCTTTTTTATACAAGTCTATTGGGTTCATCTTCATGTTTCTTGCCCGATCGTATATCTGTAAAGACCAATTATTATAAACTCTTTGATCATCCCAAGTTGGTTTATAATTTAATTTCACTGTGCCGTACTGTGTATGAAACTGCAGCATGTCCACTTTAGGATCTAATACTGGAATATCTGCAAACTGCTGTCTTGCCAAACTGTGTAAAGTTCTGAAATATTTAAAATCATCCTCATCATAACCTTTGAATTGTTTTCTTACTCTATCTCTACATTCTTCAACTGCTTTGTTCGTAAATGAAATATAACAAATCTCATCAGGTGACATTCCACGTTTAAGAAATCTTTCAACTCTTTTTAAAAGTCTGTGAGTTTTTCCTGTGCCTGGTGGGCCAAAAAATTTAATTGTTTTCCCATGGAGCTTTTGCTTTAGTAAATTTGACATCTTTGTTTCTGTGTTCTGTTTGTTTTGGTAACGTGGCAACCCAGTGTCTAGCTTGGATGCCTTGGAATTTAGCTTTTTTATCACAACCAGCCCCCTGTAGGAATACTGTACACTCTTTTTCAGACCAGTTATAGCCTTGCTTTTTCATGAATTGTCTAAAAGTTTCTAGCTTAAATCTAATCTCGTTTCCATCTTGATAAATATTATCATGTTCTATTTGATCAAATTCTGTAATGGTATCAGTGTCTTCAAAGAATTTTATTATCCTTGTATTGAATACCTCTTTCTTTTCCTCCTCACCATCAAAACCTTCCATATCTTGTTTGTTAGAAATAAGTTCTTCTAACCAATCTCTGTAGGGATCAGGATCCCGTTTACTTGGTCTTAGTGGTCGCCACACAATATCATAATTTAATAATCGTTCTCCTAATAACTGTTGTTGATATAATTGTTTAGTATCTAATTTTACTACTTTACCTTGAATAGGTAACAACCAATAAGGCTCAGGATAAGAATTAACTTTTACTAACTTGCCAACTTCGGGTATGGCTTCATTCAAACCAATACCATACTTACGTTTTGCACATTGTGTAGATCCATTACAATACATTCTTGCTACAGATGTTCCACATTTATAAGAATAATCTTTTTTATCAACTTGCTCTATAACTTTAGCTATTTCTTTTGGTGTAAGAGGTGGCACACAAATTGTTTTATTCATATCTCTTATCTGTGCCTCCCAATAATCTTTATCTTCATTTATCTTTTTGCAAAGGACACCAACATTAAACATTGCATCATTACGACCTTCTCCTTCTCTAACTTGATTTCTAATAAATTTATTTACGCAGTTAGGCCATTGTTTGTCTTCGTTGTCCGTTGCTGTTTTAAGTTTATCAAATTGTTCTTTAGTGATTACAAATTGTTTTACGTATTCAATATATTTATCAAATGATAGACTTTGTGCTTCATCATCCATTGCACATCGTGTTGGAAATTTAGCATTATAGTAAGGTAAATTTACAAATTGTCCTTTTTGTTTATCATCCCATTTTTCAGGAGTTAGATCTACAGTATCTTGTGCAGGAAATATATCTGTCTTCGCATCATTAACACCTAAATCAGATGCTATAGCTATCATCTTCTTTCTCATGTCAGCTGCAGGCACAGCCTCAGATAAATGTAAAATTAAATGCAAACCATTTGACTTAGATCTATAAGGAACAAACGGATATTTTCTTTCACGAATTATTTTAATAAATTTTTTATGATCTATATTATATCTATCGACATCAATTACTCCCCAACTTGTTGTTGAGTCATCCCTTATAGGAACGGTTCCAAAACTATCTTTACCCTCTAGGTGATCTAACCAATTTTGATCTGTCATTGGAATAGGATTTATCCAACTTCGCCATTCATCTTTTCCGTCAGATCTCTTCTTACCTAACTTTTTAGATTGACCATGATATGTATCAGACCCTTGGAACAGCTTTTTAAACTGCTCCAAGGATTTACTAAATGAGCCTAACTGGTTTTTTTCTAAAACAGTTTTTAATCTGTATTGTTGAGTAAATGGTGCAGGTCTAAAGAAACCTTTGCCATCTTTTTTTGGAACTTGCATCATGTTCATCATTGAATTCCACTTTTTAGATTTTTTTCTTTGAGTAGATTTCATAGTGATTAATGCTTCGCTGGCCATGCTTTCTTCGACTACTACTACAAAGTGAGAAGCTGTCTCTTCAATGTAGTTTCCAGATTCCAATCTATCTTTACCATCATCACCTCTATTAGTTTTAGACATGATATCACTGTCAGCAGGATAGATATTTCTAGGTGCATTACTACCTTCCTGTCCTCTGTCTGCCCATTCAATGTATTCAAACTTGTAATAAGCAGGTATTACCAAGATACCTTTGTTACCGTCATACAGTTTATCTGTAACAGTATTATAGATCATTCCTGGTTTTGCAGCATCAATATATTTAGAATCTCCAGCTGTCACTTGTGGTGATAGCTGACCTAAGATTTTAAGAAATGGTAACTGCAACGATTTGCTATCAATGTTTTCAAAACCTTGATCTGCAAATTTTTCTATGTCGATTGTTGCTACTTCGTTTTTCTTTTTTGTAGCTACGTCTTTGCCGTTAGACATGTTTACTCCTTCGTTTTTA